CGGATCCAAATGCCGGATATGATCCGGAGAGCCAGAAAAACGCGGAACGCGCACAGAATGTAAGCGGGTTTGCAGCAAAGCTGGGAAAAGATAAAAGAAGGGGGAAATAAGCATGAAAATGTATGAGCAGATCGGAGAATTTACGCCGGATTCCCTGATTGTATCGCCTGACTTCCCGATCCTGAAATCCGGAATCGGACTGAAGCCCGGATATGGCGTATTGAAACGTGGTTCCCTGATTGCAAAATCGCCCGACGGGGCCGGTTATCTGGCAGGGACAACGGTAACGGTGACAACCGGCCAGGGAGATAGCGCCAAAACGGAAACTGTAAATTTATCTGTATTCGGAATCCTGACAGATGATACAAACACAGGAACCGACAAAAACGCAACCGATAACATCCCGGCCGTGGTATATCAGACCGGAGAATTCAACCGGGAGGCCGTGAAAGTAGCAAGCGGCGAAAAGGTTGGAACATTTGAGGACGAAATGAAGAAAATTTCAATTTTCCTTCGTTCCGTTCAGAATTATTAAAAAGGGGGATCGAAAAATGCCTGATTACACAACAAGAGAAATGATGGACGCAATAGATCAGACGCCGCCGGTCAGAACTTTTTTTCAGAAAACTTTTTTTCCGACGGACAACACACATGTCACGGAAAAAGTTGAATTTGATGTAAGAAAAGGGAAGCGCATTATGGCGCCGTTTGTAAGCCCGCGGATCGGCGGAAAGGTTATCACGCGCCAGGGATTCAAAACGAATCAGTTTTCAACGCCAAAGCTGGCGCCTGAAAGAGCGCTGACCGTGGACGACATTTCACAGAGAATGATCGGGGAAAATATCTATTCACAGCGCACGCCGGAGGAAAGGGAGGATGAACTTCTTGCTAAAGATATGACCGATCTGGAAGAATCCATTGCAAGAAGAAAAGAATGGATGTGCCGCCAGGTTCTTTACGAGGGCAAACTGGATGTTGTAGACGAAGAAGAAGGGATCGACATTCAGGTTGATTTCGGATTTACAAACATTGTTGTCCTGGCAGCGGATGAACAGTGGTCGCTTGCAACGGTGGATCCGCTGAAAATCCTTCGCGCCAGACGGAAAAAGACAATCAAAGACACGGGGAAAGCGCCGGACATTGCGATCTTTTCGTCGGATGTAATAGAGGATTTCATTTCTAATCCTATGATCGTTAAGGCAATGGACGTTCTGAACATGAAAAATGTTGTGATTGAGCCGCGGATCGTGGATCCGGCGCTGACGTTTTACGGGCGGATCGCAGAACTTGATCTTGACATTTATACATATGATGAATGGTTCCTGAATGACGAAGGCGAGGATGAAGCAATGGTTCCGCCTGGAACCGTGCTTCTGGCACATTCAGACGGCGAAGGCGCCATTGAATACGGCCTTGTTACACAGATGGAAGATAAAAAATTCCGTTCATACGAAGGGAAACTGGTTCCTAAAGTATGGGCCGACGAAAAAGACGAGGTTAAAAAAATCCGCCTTACATCCAGGCCGCTTCCGCGCCCGTATGACGTGGATTCGTGGACAATTATCTATGTGAAAGGAGCGAACGCATAATGAAATACAGAACAAAAGTTGAGGTTGTAACGAATGGCAAGACGTACAAGCCGGGATCTATCCTTCCGGAAAATATTTCGGCTTCCGATCTGGCGTTCCTGAAAATGAAAAAATTCGTTGTCCTGGTGGACGCGGCAGCGGTTGTTACGGAGCCGGTCGAGGAAGAAACAGACGGCGACGACGGAACCGGCGACGATTTCCCCGGATTCAATGAAATGCAGCCCGGAAAACTGAAAAATGAAACGGAAATCCGCAAAATCAGATCAAAGAAAGAGATCCGCGCCTATGCGGATTCTATCGGGCTTGACCTGGGAGAGAACAGCGACGAAAAGAGCCTGAAAGAACTTCAGGAAATTGTTGTCAATTTCCAGGAAGAGCAGATGGAGAACGGCGAAAACGGCGGAACTGAAGAGGAATAACCGAACATGAGATCATTCAAAGAACAGCTGGAAAAGGATTTTGACGGCACATTTTTCAACCTGGATGAATTCGCGGAATTACACACAATAGACGGAAATGAAATCCCCGTTGTTGTAGATAACGAAACACTTATACAGTTGAACATGGGGAAAACCGTTAATTCAGATGGAATATTCACGGACAGTATTATTATTTTCGTGCAAAAAAAATATCTGGATTATGAGCCGGTGATCGGACAGGTGATGGATTTTGACGGCGTTACTTATCCGGTTGACAATGTTCTTTCCGATACTGGCGGATATACCGTGGTTTTAAGGGGGAATGAGGGGTGATCTATCAGGAAATTAAGGTAACTGGCGTTGAAGAAATAGAAAAAAAGCTAGGAAACCTGAAAAGCAAGGCGCCAACGGTTGTATGCCGGGCCATAAACAGGGCGGCGCAAAAAGCCAGGACAGAAACAAAACGGGAAGTTGCGAATAAATACTTTATATCGCAAGGGGATGTATTAAAAACAATCCGCTTGACAAAGGCTTCAACCGCGAATCTATCCGCACAATTAACATCAAAAGGCGGGCCGATCGCGTTGTCAAAATTTAAAGTCAGCCCAAAAAGAGGGGTAAAACGGACAAAAAGAGGGTATTCGCCTTCTGTTTACAAGGCCGGAGTAGAAAAAAGCGGCGGAATGAAACCACTTTCCGGCAGCCCGAAGGCTTTTATTGCCGGCTTTAGTTCCGGACATTCCGGCGTAATGACAAGGATTTCAGCGCGTCGCCTTCCGTTAAAACAGCTTTACGGCCCGGCGGTTCCGTCCATGATTAAAAATGATGAAGTGATCGAGAGGATCCAAAAGGAAGCAACGGAAACGCTGGAAAAGCGTATTGACGCCGAAATAAACAATATTTTGCAAAGGGGCTAAACATGCAAACCGACGTTCATTTACAAAGAAAGCTGGTTGAGGTTGTAAAGGATGAATTAAAAGATTATACGTCTGTCAATAATGAGGGCGTGTATCTGCATTTCAATGTATATCCACAAAACCTTCCGGCAAAAACGGCGCGTCCGGTTCCAGATCCTGGAAAGGATGGGCCGCCAAAAAAAGCGCCAAAAAGCGACGACAGCCACTTCCCGTATGTTTTGGTATGTCTGGATGAAGAGGAAATAACCGGTGAAAATGATGATTCCGCCGTTGCGGTTTATTTTCTGATTGGAATTATTGACCGGAACACAAATAATCAGGGGCATTTCGACGTTGCGGAAGTCATGAACCGGCTGACAATGCGATTTTTAAAAGAAAGGCTTATCGCCGACAGATACAGGATAAATTTTCCGGTGACAAAGGTATTTCAGCGGGAAGATACATGGCCCAAATTTCTGGGCGGAATATCTACGGTCTGGACGGTGGAAGCGCCAGAATTGGAGGAAACCGAATTTGACTAATACAATGTATATCGGCCCTTCTGTCAGGGGCGTTGTAAAACACGGCGCCGCGTTTAGCGGCGGGCTTCCGGCCAGGTTGGAAAGGCTGGCGGACGCAAAACCGATTATCAAAAATTTAATTGTTCCCGTTTCGGAACTGGCGGACGCAATCAAGCGTTCCAACGAAGAAGGATCCGCCGTTGCGGTCGCGTATGACCGCATTTCAGAACTGACCGAAGCGGAAATCAAGAAAATTATGGAAGGAGTGTAAAAAAGTATGTCTAACTACAAACATGGTATCAGGACAAGCAGACGGGCCACACAGTTATCAATACCTATCACGTCCGACGGGTGTTTACAGTGTGTGATCGGCACGGCGCCGGTAAACCTGGCAGCAGATCCCTATGATACCGTAAACAAACCTTTTGTATTCCACAACAAGACGGCGGCGATCGCGGGGCTTGGATTCAGTGAGGATTTCAAAAATTACACGTTATGTCAGTCTATGTATGCGACATTTGACGTTTTCGGGGTTGCGCCCGTCGTCATGATTAACGTTCTGGATCCGGAAAAACACGTAAAAGCGGAATTGTCGAAAACCTATTCCGTAACAGCCGGAAAGATTGCGATCCCGGACAAGGGGATCCTTCTGGATAAACTTTCCGTAACATCCACGGCGGACGAACCGACGAAATACGAACCTGAAAAAGATTATATCGCCGCGTTTAATACGGATGGAAGCGTTTCTATCGCCATTGTAAGCAGCGGGGCGGCAAAAGACGCGACGGAATTAAAAGTCACCTATGCACAGCTGGATCCTTCGCTTGTGACGTATCAGGATGTGATCGGGGCCTATGATGTAACCACAAAAAAGAAAACCGGAATGGAATTGATCGGCCGCGTTTATCCGAAATATAATGTTGTTCCGTCCTTGCTTCTTGCGCCTGGATGGTCGCATATTCCGGCCGTTGCGCTTGCGCTTGT